GAGAGAACTATGTCAATAGGCACTAGAGTTTTTGTACACGACACTGTTAAAATTAATATCAAGAAATCACTAGCGGATGACACACAGTCTAAAGACACTTGGGACATTACAATAACAGATGATAGAGGTGAAAACGTGACTATCTATTGTTGGGGTGATGATGCTATACTTACAGGAGATCTAACAGGAGAAGGTGTATGACAGCAGACGAGGAAGGTTGGATTGAAGGGATGGCAGACTTCTATTCATCAGTAGATGACGCATGGGCATACGCTTTTGTTATGAGCTTAGGCACACGTACCCCCAGTGACGAGATGAAACAAAAGTTTATTGAGTTCGTTTCATCTACACTCATGGGTATAGACGGCGACCTTTCTTGTAGTACTGATGACATCATCAACATGATCCCTGACTTCATTGAATACTTAGGAGACTGGTAATGGGTGGCACAATAAGAGTATCCAAGAAAGACTTTTTTGATTTTAAATTAGAACACGAATGGCTCTTGTACTCTGATAAAATATTGACTAAACTACACACTATTGAAGAAGACGGTACGTATGTGATAAGCTTTGGTAATGGTATTTCCGAAGATGCTTATGAGCTGTACAATAAATTTATAACTGAGAAAGGAGATGACTAAGTTGAACCGTGGCAAACTAGATAACCAAACTACTAATGAGGAAACGACCTATGAAAACTATTGATGGAATCCCCCAGATCATTGAAGGTGTATCTTACTACGCACACCTTGGCAAACCTGTGGCTGACTATGCTGAGAAGCAACAAGCTGGATCAGGTAAGTTCGGATGGGAAATCAATCTTGCTGTAAGCGATGAAATCTTTGAAAAGTTTCAACGCGCTGGCTTTAATGTAGGGTTACGCCCTGCTGGAAAGAATAACTACACGGAAGATAATGTTATTACTTTCTACAAGTATCAGCTCAACTTCAACGGTACAGAAAACTCTGCCCCTATTGTAGTAGATGTTGAGAAGAACCGCTTTGAAGATATGATTGGCAACGGTTCTAGGGTTGCGGTACAGTGGGCGGCTATGCCTTATGCTAAAGGAAAGTATAAGCGGCCTATCGTAAACGCTGTTCAAGTTTTGTCCTTAGTTGAGACAGGCGGTGCAGCAACACCATTTACAGAAGAGGAGGTAGCATTTTAATATGACTCAACTCACATACAAAACAGACGATGGCGTGTACGATGTAGAGAAGCTGAACTATGATGCTAAATTAGCATTCAACTATCTTGCTGAAGTACAGGCTGAGATTCAGACCTTGACTAAAAGGATCAACGTTCTTAATGCAGCATCTAAGACTTACAATCAGATGGTGCAAGAGAACCTAGACCCCGAAGCTTTAGTAACTGAAGAGGAAAGTACAACAACCGAGGACTAAAGGATGACGATTGTTCAATCACACCTGCCATGTTCTGAATGCGGAAGCAGTGACGCACTCTCTATCAATGATGATGGGAGTGCTTACTGTTTTTCTTGCACAGGATACACCAAACAGCACAACAATCCGCAAGGAAGACCAACAATGGAAGTAGTGAACAACAACAACGAGCCTATTTATTTTGCAGACGAAGGACAATATTCTGCCCTTAAAGATAGAGACATATCATTAGAGACAGCTAAGAAGTTCGGAGTTAAAGTAACCTTTGATCAACAGGGAGAAATATACAAACACATCTACCCCTACTACGCAGACAACGAAGTCATAGCACGTAAGACTAGGTTCGCTCAGAACAAAAGCTTTGCGTGGGCAGGTGTAGGAAATAAGGCAGGACTATTCGGTCAGAACTTATTTAAGGATGGAGGTAAGTACATAACGATCACTGAAGGTGAATGCGATGCGATGGCAGCGTATGAACTGCTGGGATCTAAGTGGCCTGTAGTTAGTATTAAGTCAGCGTCTACTGCTGAACGAGATGTCAAAGACAACCTTGAGTACCTTGAAAGCTTTGAGAATGTGGTCATTGCTTTTGATAGTGACAAGGCAGGGAAGGAGGCAGCACGTAGAGTTGCTCGCTTACTGAAACCTAGTAAGGCTAAGATACTTACCATGCCAGAAGGGTACAAAGATCCCAATGACATGCTACGAGCTAACCTTCACACAGGCTTTGTTAGATGCTTCTGGGATGCTAAGACCTACACGCCTTCAGGTGTGATGAATGTCTCAGAGAACCGTGACAAGTATAAGAACAGAGAGAAGAGAGAGTCAGTACCTTACCCTTGGCAAGGATTGAACGAGAAGCTAGAGGGTCTGAGGCAGGGTGAGCTTATTACTTTGACCGGCGGTACAGGCTTAGGTAAGTCTAGTGTAACTCGCGAGCTAGAGCACTGGCTTATCAAGCAGACTTCAGATAACGTAGGAGTGATTGCGTTAGAGGAAGACTGGAGAAGAACCATTGATGGTATCTTATCTATTGAAGCCAACTCAAAGTTACACATCGATAGAATCCGAGAGCAGTTTACTAACGAAGAGTTAGATCAGTTCTTTGATGTTCTATATGATGGCGAGAACAGAAACAGGGTATGGGTACATGCTCATCACGGTGCTAACGACATTGATTCTATATTCAGCAAGCTACGCTTTATGATTGTAGGTTGTGAATGTAAGTGGGTAATCGTTGACCACCTTCACATGCTTGTATCAACCAGCATTGAAGGAGATGAGCGCCGTTCTATTGATGCTATCATGCACAGACTGAGGACGTTAGTAGAGGAGACAGGAGCTGGTATCATTCTTGTATCACATCTACGTAGGATTGATGGCAACAAGGGACATGAGAACGGTATTGAGACTGGCCTTAGCCACCTCAGAGGATCTCAGAGTATCGCTCAGTTGTCTGACTGTGTACTAAGTCTTGAACGCAACCAGCAATCAACAGATAATGTTGAAGCTTCTACCACACGGGTAAGGATTTTAAAGTCTAGATACACTGGTGACGTTGGACTGGCTACTCACTTGCTATATGATAATGAGACTGGTAGGCTGGCAGAGATCGAGACAGATGACATCACTAATAACAGTGAAGAAGAAGTCGTATTAGGATTTGAATAATGAGCAGACTTGTATTTGATATTGAGACGGACGGTCTTGATGCTACCAAGATATGGTGCATCGTGGCTCAAGATGTAGAATCTAAAACGATATACAGTTACGGCCCTAATCAGTTGGATGAGGGATATGCCTTGCTTAACTCTGCTGACTCTCTTGTAGGTCACAATGTAATAGGCTTTGATATACCTGTTGTACGCAGGTTAATGAACCAGCCTAACTTTGCTGCCGACAAGCAGATAATAGACACTCTAGTTTTATCTAGACTATTTAACCCAGTTAAAGAAGGGGGTCACAGCCTCAATCAATGGGGACATACTCTAGGTTTTAAGAAGGGTGACTTCAAAGAGTTTGAGACTTACTCAGCAGAGATGCTAGACTATTGTATACGAGACGTAGAACTCAATACTCAGGTGTACTATGCCCTCAAAGAATTGAGCAAAGGATTCTCTCCTGTATCAGTCAACCTTGAGCATAAGGTAGCTGATATAATGAAGCAACAAGAAGCTCATGGCTTTTACTTTGATGGCATGAAAGCAGAGCTTCTGTTAGCTGAGATATGTGAGCGTATGCAAGTAGTAGAAGCAGAGACTAAGGAAGTGTTTCTTCCTAAGATAATAAAACAAAAGTTATATCCTCGCTATACTATGGCTGGTGCTATCTCTAAAATTGCAGATAAAGAAGAAGCCTACAACCTCAGACACTTTGATGATGAAGCAGCGGATGCTATCTCAGGTGTCCGGTTAACAGAAGAAGAGCATGAGCTGTTCTCTGAGAAAAACCATGAAGTCCCGTTACATATTACTAGGACAACATGTATCGAGCTTAACATTGGATCTCGTAAGCAGATTGGAGAGTACCTTCAAGACTTTGGGTGGAAGCCTACTGAGTTAACTGTTCACGGCAGACCAGTTGTTAACGAGAAAACTCTCAGTAAGATACAGGGCATCCCTCAAGCAGAGCTAATCAAAGAGTTCTTCCTGCTTCAGAAGAGAGAAGGTCAGATTAAGTCTTGGCTAGAGAAGGTAGAGGACGATAGCAGGGTACATGCTTTTGTAATACCTAACGGTACTATCACAGGTCGCATGTCTCACAAGGCTCCTAACATGGCACAGGTTCCTAACTTAGGTTCTAAGTACGGAGCAGAGTGTCGGTCTTGTTGGACTGTACCCAAGGGATACAAGCTGGTAGGCATTGATGCGTCTGGTCTAGAGCTACGAATGCTTGCTCATTATATGGATGATAAGGAGTACACAAATGAAATCCTTAACGGAGACATACACACCGCTAATCAAAAACTTGCAGGACTTGAATCAAGAAATCAGGCTAAGACTTTCATATACGCATTACTCTACGGAGCAGGAGATGAAAAGCTCGGAAGCGTGGCTGGAGGAGGTAAGAGGACTGGTGAAAAACTTAGAAAATCATTCTTCGATAATCTACCATCATTCGCAACTCTTAGAAATAAAGTTGCAAGAACAGCGACAGAAAGAAGCTACCTCAAAGGTCTAGATGGTAGGAAGATTCCTATCCGCAGCGAGCACTCAGCACTCAATACTTTGTTGCAAGGCGCTGGTGCTATCATCATGAAGCAAGCAGTTGTTATATTAAACGACAAGATCAAAGACTTAGATGCACACTTTGTAGCTAACGTACATGATGAATGGCAGATAGAAGTAAGAGAAGACCTAGCTGATACAGTAGGTAAGCTTGGTGTTGAGGCAATCATTGAAGCCGGTAAGGTTCTTAAACTTAAATGTCCTCTTGATGGGGAATACAAAGTAGGAGATAACTGGAGTGAAACACATTAATATGAAACAACAGAACTTATTTGAAAACATAGAACCTCACAAGCTGCACAGGAAAAATGATCCTCAGACAAGTAGAGAGGCTGCTTATTCAGTTTCAAACTCACTGGGAAAAACAAGATCTTTTGTTTTAGGCTTAATTGAAGAAGCAGGGGATAAGGGAATTACTGTTAAGGAAATGAGCAAAAAGTCTCCTGATGTATGTTATACTGCTCTATCTCCTCGACCCGCTGAGCTAGAAAGATTAAATGTTATTTTTTATAAAGGAGATAAAAGAGACGGGTCAAGAGTTATTAGGCACATTAAGTATAAAGAGAGCATCTCTAATGAAACTAACTAAAATAACAAACGATAAACCTAAGCACGATTCAAGCAGGATCGGAGATCTAGCAGAGCACTACGCCGTTACTTGGCTGTGGGATAATGGATACCACGTATTTAAGAACTGCGGCTGCACAGGCCCTATCGACATTGTTGCCTTAGACCCACAAGGAAAAGTAACGCTGATAGATGTCAAGTCTTACAAGGATGGTAGGCTGGCAGGAAAGACACCACTTCAAAAAGAACTTAACGTACAGTACCTCCACTATAACTCTCTCACACGCAAGTGTAGGTTCGTAAGGCATCGCAAATGAAAGACTTAGACACACTAATACATGACATATACACTGTACTTGACGGCCTCAATAGCGACAAAGGAGTGGACATACCTGAAGAACTAATGGAAGAGTTTCTTGTTAACACAAGAGAAGCTCTTGAAGGCTGGTCAACCCCTCACCTACAGTCTAAGACAGTACGTATGTCTAATGTAGGAAGGCCACTGCGCCGCGTGTGGTACGACATGCAGGACACTCCCCTTACAAAGGAGCGTATGCAGCCGTCAACCTTTATTAAGTTCCTGTATGGTCATCTCCTTGAGTCTGTTGCTATCCTCCTCATCAAGCTGTCAGGGCATACTGTTACTGACATGCAGAAAGAAGTAGAGGTTGATGGTATCAAAGGCCACATGGACTGTAAGATCGACGGAGAGGTAGTTGATATTAAGACAGCTTCTAACTTCTCTTTTAAAAAGTTTTCCTCTGGTAAACTGGTTGACGATGATCCCTTTGGTTACATGGCACAGCTTGCTGGGTACGAGGAAGCAGAAGGTACAGAGGATGGTGGCTTCTTCGCTATCAACAAAGAGACAGGAGAGATCTGCTTGTTCAGGCCGGGACAGCTATCCAAGCCAAACATCAGAACAAAGATAAGCAATATCAAAGATAGCTTAGAGGCATCTGAACCACCTTCTATTTGTTATCCTCCTATTGCAGAGGGTAAGAAAGGTAATCTACGGCTCGCTTCTGGTTGCGTCTACTGTCCTCACAAGGCTAAGTGCTGCCTCTCCCC